AACTCTCCCAATATTTTTTGATTGGCTTTTACCAGTAAATCAAGTTCTGAAGAAAGAGTTTTTAGCTGGTTATTAAAATCTACTTGAATACTTTTTAGTTGATCATGAAAGTCCTGTTGTATTTGTAAGGTCTTATCTAAATAATATTGTAGTTCACTTAGTTGCATTTATTCAAAACTAAACAAATCAAGAAAACTGCTTTTAATATCAGTACTAGCAATAATATTCCAATTAAGCACGCCTAATAGATTTTCTACTTTTTGATCTACAATAGTGCCTTCCATTTCACTGTCATCAAATGGTAGGTCTTTAAACCAATTAGGGATATGATTTTCATCAATAGGATATGCTACACTTGTATAGCCTAAAGGATTATTTTTAAGTTTACATACAATGATTTTCATACCATCTACTATACTCATTGAGTAATTGTCACTGTTAAGTCTTCGTAAGTTATTCCAATTCATTGCTGCACGAACATGTCCTGGCATATTAGCCTTACCTAATTTTTGTTCTTGTTCAACATAATTAGTAAGGTTATTTACTCGTTTAGGGGTGCCTTTTTCCCAAGGTGGTCTGTTTCTAAAGTCTAATTTAAACTCTTTAATACGGCCAATAATATAATCTTTGGTTTGTCCTGTAAGTACATCTAATAGAATACTACTTAAGAAGTCTTGCACAACTTTTGGGGTATCACTTCTTTTTAGATCAAGGCCCATAGCTTTAAGGTCGCCGGGTTTGCCGTTAGTATCTTTGCGTTTACCTTCTTTATCATAAATTAAAACAGCATACCTTTTCTTTTTAATAAAGATACCTTTACTGGCAACTAATTCTCTACCGCCTTTAATGATAGTGCCTAAGTCTCTAGTGCAGTGAAATGCTCTTTCCATAAATGATGGAAAGCTTTCATTAACTTGATCTGCTATTTTGTCATAAAGTTGGATGCAAGTATCCTTACTCCACTCCATAGTTCCGGATTCAACTTCTGTTTTAATAATTGGCCATGCACTAAAATACACGCTATCTGTGTCACCGTAGATGATACTTTCGCCTGTATGGTCATATTTTCCTGTTATGCATTCATTTACAAATGCATCCATATGTTGAGCAATAGCTCTACCAGTTAAAGTTGTACTTTGGCCAATTCTATGATCGAAAAATCTACAGCCTGGATTTAAAATCGCACCATAAAGGCTGTTTAGATTAATCTTTTTAACTAATTGTCGTTTATCCCAATAAACTTTATCTTCATCGGTTTCTGATTCTTTCAACTTCTTTTGCATTTCTTTTCGTTCTGCGTACCATTTTTCCAACAATCCTGGCACAATGCCTTTTTGTTGAATGTTAAAAATAGTACCATTAGCACTAAGGGCCCAGGGTTTATCGCTTTGAAAAATTAATCGCCAAACATCTGCAGCAGAAAGTACATCACTATTTCCATCTTCCCAATCTATAGTAATTTCTGTGCCCTGATCTCCGTTCATTACTGCAGTATATTCTAGACTACCAAATAAGCCTTCCCAAGCTTCTGCAAAGCTTGAGCCTGATTCCATTTTTGTTTTAATATAATGGTCTGTCATTATGGGTCTTAATTGACCCACAATAGTTTCAGGCCCCATGTTTAGTGCTCTGATTGTGGATGGATATAGACTGTTGATGTCGATTGCACCGATGCTTTCATGCATTCCTGTTTTGGGATAAGCAACATAGGCACCTGCCGCTTGGGTTTCTCCTCCGTCTTCTTCCCTACTTTTCCGATTAGGAACGACCAATCCTTGACTGTGTGCTTCATTTATAATAGCCTGTTCTGTAGTTGCGACTGCGCCCATTGTGGTAGGTAACAGTACTGTGTTGTCATGTGCAATAGTATTAGCAAGGTCAATAAATCTCAATTTTGTATCAAGTTTTGCTAATAGTCTTGTATCCTGACGATTGTATTCAATAAATGTGTCGAAGTCTTTGTTATAAAGTTGATCTAATGTTCCTTCATATGGTGTTTTCCTTTCCGAAAGTTCATATTCCCCGATTGCATCCAAACTATAACTATGCCGTTCTTCATATGTATATTTTCTATATAACTGCATATAGTCAATATGTACACGACCTACCAAATCAAATGTGGTTTGTTCTGTGCCGTATCTTTCAAATATTCTTCCTTTAGGATGTTGCCCCCAAAGACAGAATCTTCTAGTATCGTCTGCACTAAGCACACGAGTTATTCTTTTTACCAAATAGGGAATATCAAAGCCTTCACTATTCCAGCCACTAAGAATATCTGCATCATCTATAATGTTGAGAAAAGTATCTAACAAGGTTGCTTCATCTTCGAAGATAAAGCAATCAGAGTGTTTAGCTGCAATTTCATTTGCAGTTTCTAGACTCATACCTTTAGGGGGAATAACCAGTGTAACTAGTTTATCTAACCAATCAAGGTAGATACTAATTGCAGTAACCATGTTAAATGGATCATCAGGTTTACTAAACCCTTTTACAGGATCAAAGTCAACCTCAATATCAAAAAAAGCAGTTTGTAGTTTTGGTGCTTCTTGACCTAGATAATGTTCTTCTAAGCAACGGAATACAGGTTTAATATCACTTTCCCATAGCCGTTTATTGCTTTGTATTTTCAGTTCTTTATGAAATTCTCTATGATTTTTAGTTGTGAACCTACTTACGCTAGTGCCGTAAATAGTTTTAAATTTACCTTTAGGGTCATCGTAGTAAAAAACAAGATTTACTGGATATTCCTGGTAAATTCGTTGACCGTTTACACGCTCAACAACATGTATACGGTCACTATGTTTATCTAAAATAGCATCAACATACATTAAAGAGTACGCCCAACTGTTTCTAGAATAGAATTCAGTTCTTCGTTTTCTTTATTTGTTTCCCCTAGTTTGCTTTTAAGTGCAATACGCACTGCTTTTTTTAATACACTAGGTTTAATTTCAAGTTCTTCTGCGATTGCTTTAATTGTATCACTCAAACCTGCATTTAAGTCTTCTACTTCTTGCATAACACTTACGCCCTCATTAATAAGTTGAGTAAGTTTAAGCTTCTGTTCTCCACTGAACATTCTACTTGACATAATAGCTCCGTTAAAAAATTATTTAAAACCGATTTTCATAAATCTTGTATAATTTGAATTTGGATCTTGTAAAGGTTTTTGTTTTAATATCAAAGTTTTTGTAAGCGGAAAAGCATCATCAAATTCAAATATATCATTAGTAACTACAGGTACTAATTGTACATTATTTCTACCTTGAAGTGCAACAAGAGATCCTGCCGGAATGTTATCTAACCAACCATTATTTTCCATATCGTTGCAACTGGTATTAATTATAATATGATTTTTGTTCTTTTGATATGAATGTTCATTTGCGTCTCTTAGTATGGGTAGTACTTTATAATGATTGATATTTCCCAATACTGTTTTAGACACATCTAAATTTTTTTTATCTATATCTACCAATAAAAGTTGTTTAAATTGAATGTCATGCGCATCCAAAAATAAACCTAAATTGCCATACCAACTTCCCAATATGGTAATTATATCTGTATTATGGTTAAATTTATTTTGGATTAATTTAAGATAATTACAAAGCCATTTTTTGCTTAAGATAAGATCATCTGTAAAGCTGCCTGGTAAAGTATCTGGACTTGCCTCTTTTAAATCTCTACTTTTCATTTAAGAGTTGATCTTAACATCCATGAATGTTTTTTATGAGCATCCATTCTTTCAGCTAAAAAGTTACTTAACCCATGTTCACCATAAGTTTCTGCTTTGTCGTATACCATTTTGAAAATCTTAATTGTTTTTTCGCTATCGTCCAATAGTTCTTGTATCATATTTTCTGCAGCCAAGATCTGCATTTCATCATCTATTTGTGTTAGCATACTTAGTCTGGTATAGCTACCTGGTGTATATGAGTTTAGTTTTCTAATATTTTCAGCAAAGTCGTCTATACTTGCATAGACTTCTTCATAGATTTTACCAAAAAGTTTATGATATTGACTAAAGTCTGGCCCTTCTACATTCCAATGAAAGTAATGGGCTTTTAAATAAAAACTAAATTCAGTTGCAAAAGCAATTTTAAGTGCTTTAATTAAATCATCCATATTAATCTGCCTTTTTGTTTTTGTCTTTTTCCGTAATAGGGCCACCAGTTACCCAAGCGGTGCATGATCTCTGGCCTGCACATTTAAAATGTAAAAAGTTGCAATAGCCAAGATCGGATAAATTTATGCTTGCGTTTGCGTCGATATTTTTTTCATCGCCTTGTATGCCTTTACTAATACATTCACGCATACTATCACTTACATCAAATGCAGCACAATTAGAGCAACGCATAGTTTGGGCTGTTGATTCAGTTATTTTCCATTGTTTAGCTGCATTTTTCCAGTACTCCCCTGGTTTATCAGGGTTAGCGGGGCCATAGTTATAATCATCAATGGCTTTTTGTCGATTTTTCAGGTTTATATCAATATTATATGTGGCGGTAGGGCACCCATTATCTACTGCTTCCATAATATTAATTAAACGCCTTAGCATAGTGTATTTATTTTTTATTTTTAGGAATAGATCCAACAGGGCTTAGTACAAAGTCGTCACCTTTAATTGGGGCACTACCAGTTCCTTTACTCATATCAAATCCTTCTGATGTATCTTTATATACAGGAAAGGCTTTTAAGGCATTTTTGTATGATTTTTTAAAATTTTCTTGGCCTTCTTTCAAATACCAACCTTTAGCATCATGTCTAAGATTAAAACTCTCTCTTAATTCTGTTTCATTTGCTAAACTTTTAGGAATACTAAAATAAATTTTATTTTCATTTACATTTTTTGATTCGTTCTTTTTGCCCCAATTTTTTGCGCCTTTTTTACGGCATTGTACTAAAGCGCCGCTTGCATATGCACTTGGCCATACTTTATAACGACTTTTTACTTTATAATAACAGCTATCTTGCTTTTCATTAATCATAATTTCTGCAACAATTGAACCTTTGCATTTAGGACAAATTCCTTCATGTAAATTACGCATATCTAAAGTAATAGGTGTTAAAAAGTTTTCAGCTTGAGGATCGTAATCATAGCCTAAATCATTTAACTCTTGATTTAACGCTACTATCTTATCTTTCAACCGGTTTATAGATGGGTGTTTTGGGCTAGCAGCAATTAATTCTCCTAATTCTAAAACCATGTCATTAAGTTCTTTAGCTAATGAAACACTAGTAGTTTTATTAACATTATACTGATCGCCGTATCTGCTTTCTAAATTTACATTTTCTTTTTTCATTTTATTACCTTGTACAGCAGTAGTTCTGTTTGGCTCGTCTGCTAATTTAACTTTTGCATTTGGCATGAATTTGTTTATAGACGCAATAGTAAGTGGTCCCAGTATTCCGTCAACATCTAAATTAGCATTAAATTTATCGTTTAACATTTTTTGTATTCTGAGTGTAGCTTCTTTTCGTCTATTGGTAGCTTCTGTTATACCTTGCTTCCCAATGTGTACTCGTACAAGTGGGCCAGATATCAACCAATCTAAATTTTCTTTTTTTGTATTTTCTCTTACATCTAAAACATTTACATAGAACCCTTTTTCCCGCAATTGCTCCTCTGCCTCTTGAGTAGCCGACTCTTTAGCTTCATCACCATACATATAGATGTTAGAAGAATTGCTTAGAAGATCATCTGCCAACCACCATCGCCCTACAATTTTGGCAATTTTATTGTCGTTATACCATATTCCGTCATTAGTATCATCTGGTACAAACTCATTTAATCGGTCTTCAGCCACGCCTTCTTGAAATTTATCTAAATCTAATGTTGGTTCTACTCCGCCCATTGGCGACGATTGTTTATGTTCTATATCTTTTTTTAAAAAATTATTAATTTCTTTAACTACTGAATAAAATTGATTTAAATTTTTTAAAATAAATTCTTTATCAATAATCATTTGCTGATTAAATTTTAATTGATTGAAAAACCCTCCGAATAGTGCTAATTTTGATGAAATTGCGTTAGAAAATGGTTTTATTTTTTCTTGTTCTTGTGTAAAATATTTCCAATAATCATTGCGGGGAATAAGTTCATCATAAGCAGCGATTAAATCTAAAATAGACAAACCTACAATTTTGCTAATCTCATACCATTTTCTGGAAGCACTCTGAAATTGATTGAGCTCAATGTCATTAATTAAGTCCGGAATCTGTTCGTTTAAAATTATGTTTAATTTAATTTTTATTTGGTCTATTTCAATTTTATATCTTTCTATTTTTCTTTGTTTTTTAATTGCTTTTTCTTCAGGACTTGAAAAAAACCAGCCTTCTGCCACACCTTTTTTCAGGGCAGACACTGCACTTTGAGACATTTCCTGGCTGCGTATATAGTCCTCAACCAATTTGACATAATCTGCAAATTTCATTACCTTTAATGTTATATGCTTATAGTTTTTTAACTCGTCTGTATTCCATAGTGGTAAATCAAAATTAAATTCCTCTTGATACTCAGCGGGTAATTTTTGCCATGCAGCAATGAATTCATTTTCATACATGTCCAGAATTCCCAAAGCAACTCGTTCGCTTTCTTCTGGTTGTGGGTGCATAGCATAGACAAGGTTTATATCGTCTGTAAAGCCTTCCGCCACACCTTGATCCTCAGATAGTTTTTTAAGAGTTTTATGCGCTTTGTCGGCAACAAAAGTTCCTTTTTCCTCATCGTTACCCTGATAAAGATATTTTGCAGTACCATGGCTATCAATCCAAGGTCCAACTATTTTATATGTTCTTCCAGTTTTGGTACTGTATACTATATCTCCAGGCTCCCACAGCCATGTGTCTGGATGTTGAGCTTTTAATATAGCCATGTTAGCTTGCATCTGTGATACACGGCCACGAATAGCATTACCTAAGCTTTGATGAAATCCTTTTATTTTTTCGCTATCCTCTTCAGCCCCTTTCCCCACATCTTGCTCTCTTAAATCACCATCGGTGTCTTGTGCCCAGCCACTAAAATTCTGGGCATCTTTAATGGGCAATAATACTGATTGTCCCAGTTTATTTTTTAAGATTAAATTTGATTCGCCTGGTTTATCATGTTCATCATTAAAATCAATTGACCAGCCTCTTTGTTGAAGGAGTGCTCCAAAATATCTAACATCGTTTTTAGTTCCGCTACCGTATCCTTCAGGGTCCATAACAGCATCTAGACCAAAGTCATCCTCACTAGCCCAATACCAATCATTTGCTAATTGTAATACATCTTTAGGTAGTTGTTGCCAAGTTAATTTTGCCTGTTGTGACCTACGAAATGGCACCACTTCACCTTCCGCCACACCTTGCTTTACCAAACTTGTAGGATCAAGTTTGAATGGTTGAACACCTGTATCTAAATTCAAATAGTTATCGTTACCTAACGCACTTAGTCTAGCACCTTTAGGCACAATAATTTTATCAGTCATGCTACTACGAATATCCTTGACAGCAGTATGTGTATGTGGGAATTCTGAATGATGTTTCATTTTTTGATCTGCGCTTGACCACACAGAACCTTCCGCCACACCTTGTTCTTCGATACTGACCACATCTATACCTTTTGCTCGTAATCTATCCCATAATTCAGATTTAGAACTGGCTTTGATTTGCTTTGTGACATTTCTGTCAGTCTTTTTACTATAATATACAACTGTGAATGTCTTATCACTGCCTTCCGCCACACCTTGATCTTTTTTAGCAAATCTAGGATTATAAAACTCGCCATAGATCTTCCAGCGATAACCGCCTTCGGGATCGATTTGAACATCTTCTACTACAACACTATAGCCCTTATCGTCTAACCAGGCCTGTGCATCTTGTAATCTTTGTCCTAAAGACAGATGGCCCGCATCATCTTCGGGTGCCCAGTCGGGCCCTACCATATCTATCATTTGATCATCAGTATACCAACGCCCTTCGCCGCTGCCGTCGCCAGGAGCAAACTCATTTAATGAGCCTTCCGCTACATTTTGTCTTGGCTCAACAAAATGTCGACCGTCGCCGTCTTTCTGAATTATTTCTGTGATGAAGCTCTCGGGATAGTTTATCACTTCTGCTTTCATGTCTTGGCCCCAGGCGTCTACTATTCCGGGCCAGCCTCCTGGCTCTTTAGCAGGGATAAGTCGCCAATCTGTTACAAAACGATATCTTACACCAGTAGTGTCGTACCACTTGTGATCTAACCAATCCTCCCAACCCCGACCCTGGGGTCCGTAAACTCTTTCGTATTCCGCTTCTCGATCCTCTCGGTCTTTGGGATCTAGATACCATATTGCTTCTATTTTTGGTCGGTCCCACATGATATAGACCTTGCCGGTAAACCGTTCTCCTCGAGGAAAGGGAGTTGCAGTATCTCCCATGGAATGTTTTTTATTTCTTGGCCAAACCATTATATTCTGTCCCTTAAAATCTAAGGGAAGTTCAAAGCCGTCATCGCCATCGTCTCTGCCACCGCCATCGCCACCTCCGGGATTCGGAGCTAATTCATTTAATTGACTTTCCGCTACACCTTGGTCGCCATATAATTCATTAAGTTCTTTAAGTGTTTGAATGACCCCTTGCTTGATCAATTCTTTCATAGGTATATTGCCCATACCCACTGCTCTGATATAGTCGTCTAGTCTACCGCTGGATACTAGATTTACCACTACATCTTCTACTTCCCCACCATAAGTCTCGAAAGGGTCGGGCTGCAAACGCTCTAGAGCCTGTAGTATTTTATTAATAATACCTTCGTCGTCACTGTCATCTCTTTCATTGCCGTCATCGTCGCCGCCGCGACCTGCCCCGCCACCGCCGCGATTAAAGTTACCAACAAACTTGGTCGGGGCTAATTCATTTAATGAGTCCTTTGAAAGATTTTGTTTGACAAATACAAGATCGCCGTTGTCTAACCTATCGACATAACCTGCGTCAATGGCATCATCTTCCCAAGTGATATCGCCTATTATGTTTTCTAAGAAACTCCACCAATCATCATCACCTACAAACTCTAAAGGTTGGCCATAATAGGTACTATTTTTCTTATCAAACCCATTTTGCATTACTGATCCAATGGCCGACATTCTACCTGTTCCTGGTTTGCCTAATTTATATATTAGATGTGGGTTGCTGTCGTCCTGCGGATTTCCTGTAGCTACAAAGTTAGGTGGTCCCTTTTTCACGCCATTTTGATTGATGCGTATTTCGTATACACCGCCATCGTCGTTGTTACCAACTACCCATGCTACTATTTTGTTTGTGTTTAGATTCTTGAATATTAGATTGACATCATTGGTTCCCATCTTTCTAGGGCCAGTGGCATAAACTATTCCGCTATTTTGATTTTCATTTAATTGGCCTTCCGCCACACCTTGTTTCTTTTTTGTTGCTACATTAATTGCTGAACCTGAGCGTTCTGGATTTGGGTCTTCCCTTCGTTTTTTACTAGCAGCATATTTACGACCTTTTTTTCCTAATGCATGTGCTTTAGCCTGAGGCAAACATTTTGGCTTGCCTTCACTGCTATCACCTCGTGCGCAATCACCGCGAATTTTACCATCTGGACCAAATCTTACCCATTTTTCCTTAAACCATTGTTTTAAATTTTCATCTAATGATTCTTCAATATATGACTGTGATTTGCTAATAATTTCATCATAGCAAATTTCCTGTCTGATCTCTACTTTTCCATTGGGCAGTAATTTTTTAATATCATAAACATCCCCCTCTGCATCCCGTAAAGTATCTTGATAAATTGCAGGGTTCCCGTCTAGGTAAACCACATATTTTTTATTAATAATTCTTTTATTAGGAGCGGAAAAATCATCTAATAACATATTATTTCCTATTCATTGCCAACTAATCTATGATAAAAAGGCTGTTGTTTACCTTTTTTAACAGCTTTTTCTGTCCCTCTTACTTGGTCTCCTGGTTTCTGTGGTGGGGTTGTTTTTTCACCTGCAAAATCAGTTTCGTGTACAGGTTGTTTATATGTACCTCCAAAAAGTGAACCTATTTGACTTTTCTTTTTGCCACTATTCTTACCTGGTGGATTGTTTACCCCTGCCACAGAACCTGCAGATGTTTCTTTTAATTTTTTATTTTCCTGCATTGGACACTCTGCCAAACCATGCACCGGACATTGAGTGCCTTCCATGGTATGATTGCATTTTTTGCCTTCCGCTACATCTTCCTCTGATATCTTACCAGCAGGTACTCCGCCTTTTAACTTGATAACACTCTTGGCACCGTGTCCGGCTGCAATTCTTTTAGCATCAGCATCATCTTTGGCAACAAACTTTTTAACTTGTCCGTTGCGTAGCATCATTTCATATTGCCCTTCGTTTAAGGAGCCTTCCGCCACACCTTGCGTATTAATTCTTTTGAATACTATATTGGCAACACGATTGTATATGTTTTCTGGAATATTATTCTTGGCAAAATAACGATCCAATGCACGATACACAGTGCTGTCAAGCCGCATAGCCTGTAACTTTTCTAAGTTTTTTCCAGAAGTTAGTTGATCGGCCACAGTCATAGCCTGTTGATCTAGGTCTAAACCTTCCTCCATTTCTTGCTTGCCGTTTAATGCATTTATTACACCATTTACAAAACTTTCTGATGTATACATTCCTCTATAATACCACATAACTCCTATAGGAATATACAAAATACCTTGGTCAAATTTTACACCACCACCTGTTGTAAATGCAATTTTTACTTGTTGTCCATCTGCTGTTTTAAACAAATTAGATAATTTATCCTCAATATAAAGTTTATTTAAATCTGCATAAAATTCAGCATTGCTTGCCAAATCTGTTAAATTTCTACGAACATATTGCCACAATTTCTTAGCAGATAAAATATTGTCAATACCAGCAGATACAGACCTACCTTCTTCTACTGCTTGATCTATCTTCTTAACAGATTTTGCTAATTGATCTCCTGCATCAGTCATCTTTTTAATAAAAGTGGCTGTGCCTGATTTAGCATCATAACTTCCATATGGGGCAGGTCCAGCAGTTGGTAAATCCCAAACTATAGTTGTTACATTTGGGTTTTTAGGATCTTGCTCTAATTTAATAGCGCCATAATATGCTCGCGCTAATAAATCTAAAGTTTTTGTATCTAATCCAGTAATTACATAATTTTCTGATTTGCCTTCTTGACCAGATACAATCTTATACTCAATTAATTTTTTTTTTGGCTCTGCGTTTTCAGCTATTGTAGCTTGTGGAGTAATTTCATTTATATCTTTAGTTAAAAATTCATATTCTAGATACTCACGCACTCTTTTTAAGTAATCATTTGCTAGTGTAATTTTACTGCTTACCCAGCCCTCTAATCCTTGTGCTTCACTTATGTTGCGTAGCAATTTATGTAACGCTAATGCATTTTCTGCTGTATTAAAGCACTCTTGACGAGCCATCTGAACTTCATGGTCTTGATGAGCTTCACTTGCATCCTCAACAAAGCCTTCTTTAAGAAAATCTAAACTTTTCATGTTTTTTACCCCAATTATGGTATTTATACAGTTATTTTTATTTTATTGCTAAAACCGAAATCTAACATTGGATTAACATATGCTGAAATTACTTCTGGAGTTACTATTACATCATTTATTTTTATCCATTGAAAATTAAATGGTAACTCAATATCATTAAAATTTACTTCTCTACTTTTTTTTAATTTATTGAATAAAGTATGAACTATATTCAGTTCCAAATTATCTACTTTTGCAACTGCAATTTTTTCATTTACAATGTAATATTCTGTATCCCAATGCGTGGTTCTTTCTACTAATAAATCGTTATTAGCATAAATCCTGTACGACTCTGGTATCTCTAATTTATAATTAGTAATTATAGGAAGTTCTATACTAACAAAATCCATGTTTATAGATCAATTGGCTTCAACTCTACAGCATGCGGGTATTTTTTATTAAATATTCTCATAATAATACCTGCTTTAGCATGGGCTTCATTTTCTTCTGGACTGCCAGTATCTCCACTTTTAGCATCTAATTTATGATCTAAATGTTGCTTAAAGTGAACAAGTTCATGCGCCAATGTTCTTAAAATATCAACAGGATGTCTACCACTTAATGCAAGATTTATTTCCACACTATCATTCAAATACCTACCAAATGTTGCTTGCCCATTGGCTGGTGCAATATGCTTATGTAAATGTATTGGGGGCAATACATCTAATTTTAATTGCTCCATTGTTATTGTTAACATGTTAGATAATAAAGTTATAAAATTGTCCTGGTTAATGTCTTCAAGTACCTTTTTTGATTTAGTGTGTTTGCCTGCTTGCCTAGCTTTTCTACCCTGGCAATGTGCTTTTTGGCTAAACCCTTTAGGACTATTACAATTTATACTTTTCTTGTATTTGTTAGACCATTTTTCATTTACTTGCGCTTCAGGCAATTTGTATGGAGCTTGAGGGCGTATGTCCTTAAATTCTGGATTTGTCCACATTTCTTCTTCAGGTCCTGCATAAGTGACACTGGGTGTTTGTGGGTTAGCTATTTTGCCTGTTTTTGGATCTCTTTGAAGATGTTTTGTCATTTCCCTTGAAAATTTACCTGTAGCCATACCTTGTAACCAATCTGACGGAACAGATGGTTGGTTAGGACTTACAAAATCATGATAGTTTTCTGGAGTAACTTTTACTTCTGTTTCTTTAATCCTTCCTTCTGCTAATCTAAATCCTCTTAATGCATGTTGTATAGCGCCAGGTTTTACATCTTTAGTTAAGCTATGACTATATCTAGGATCCTTTTTTTGTTTCTTATTAGCAATGACCCCAACTCCTGCAGCTTCTTCTTTTACATTTCCTGATATTGGGCTTACTGTAGATTGTCCCATTGGACTTAAATCTTCATTATTAGTTACAGTATAAGGAATTTTATCTAAAATATTGGCTAAATTTTTATTTGCATTGCCATATAATTGTTTTAAATATTCTACTCTTGCATCTGGATTATTTCTTATTTGATTCCATAAATTTCTACATTCTGTGCCGTGACTCACATCATAAGTTTGCCCTAGTATATTAATAGTTTTTTGTATTTCTGGAATAATTGTCACATAACCATGTTTATCTGCAGTGACAGGAGCAACACCAGTCCACATTTTATAATAACTTGGACTGCCAGCAGGCTTTAAATTTCCATTCTTATCAGTAATATCTTTACTAGTAACTGAATCTGGTTTAAGACGGTCTGCATCTGGAGAACCCACTGCTGCTATAAAAATAGTATTTGCAGCATTAAACTCTTCAGGCAAACTATACATATTGCTAGTTTCAATAATTTTATTTCGAGGCACTCCAGCAGCCGTCATTAGTGTAATTTTGTCCTGAAAATTAAAAGGACTTTTCTTTGTATCAGTCTTGTCACTGGTTAAGATAAAAACATTATTTGCACCAAAACTTTGTTGTAAAGTTTTAAAAACTTCAAAATGTCCCTGGTGAAAAGGCTGAAAACGCCCAGGATAAGTTACTATTATCCTGGGCTTTGTGGGATTAAGATCTTCTAATAGCATACTGTAAATTTTTAATAATATACAGTATTTATTATGAATAAAATAATCAGGCTTCTGGTTGTTTTTCCAATGCCTGTTTAGCCAATTGCTCTTCTACTACTTTTTTCTGTGCTGCAAGTGCTGCTTGTCCTTCAGGGCTATTAGCATCTACTCGTTTTAGACCTTTGCGTTCCAATGCTGCTAGATCGCCTTTAAACTCATAATGACCAATATGATTAAGCAATACACGACTATCAATCCAAATATCACCGCCTAATGCTTGCCAACGACGGCAAAAAGTCCAATCTTCGCTTAGATAATGCCCTTTGGCATCAATAATAGTATCAAAAATACTAAACATAAATGGCTCATACTGTTTACCAAGCCCAATATCGTCTACATACTTACATTCTGGGTGTGATTCTGTAAGTTTTTTGTAAACATCTTTTTTAAATAGTAAGAAACCAGTGCCTGCTGTATCAACTTGGAAACATGGGCCTTCAATTCTGCCACCATTTTTTAAATTAATTACATAATCAATAGGCAAGCTTTTCTTTGGATAAAGTCCACCAATTACATCTTTATCTGCAGCCAACATTCCAAAAATACTTTCTGGTTCAAATCTAATATCAGCGTCAATAAACATGAAATGCGTTGCAGCAGCATTTGTCATCATTTTAGCACAAAGGTTATTTCTTGCCCTTGTAACTAAACTTTCATTGACCATAGTATCTAAACTCCAGTTTAGTCCTACCTTAGCTGCAATTAAACTGAACCTAATGAAGCTGGTCATTGTTGGTTCACTAACCATACCACCATAACAAGGCATTGCAAAATGTACATGTGCCTTTGTGAAATCATATTTGATAGGTGATTGTTGTACAGTTGTATTAGTTTCAGGGACCGGCATAATTGGTTTAGACAGTTTTGGAATAGTTACTTTACCAGCAGCACCATCTTTTGCTTTTGTTAAATCGATTTCTTTTGCTTTTTTATCACTCATTGATTTTCTCTTTCAATTTAGTTTTCTATTTCTACTACTAATCCATCTCCTAATAATTCCTGAACCAACTGCTCTAAGCTAGCAAGAGCATCCGGTGTTAAACTATCAGCAATGGTCGTTTTATTTTTTAATGTATTGTCTTTTACTAACCTACTTAGTTTTATAACAAGTAAATGTTCTTCAATTTTTGCCATAGATTATCCTTGTTTGAAATATTTATATTAAACTCTTACAACCTGAAAAGTTTTTCCAATTAAGTTTGGATAAGCTAATTTTAATAATAGTAAAATTTTTTCATCTGTACAATAAAAATATGTACTGTTATAATACCAATTGTTAGAATCCATATTCATTGTAATTCTATTAGTGGGATAAATTTCGTCGCCTAAATTATAAAGATAAGACATCAGACTTTGTCTTTGTTCAGTAGTTTCTTTTGTCCTAACTCCCCCATTTATTAAAAATTTAAATTTATACTTTTCATTTATTTTTTTAACTAAAATTACATTTTCCTTTAACAATTCAATTGTATTATCTTTGGGGCCACTCACTTCAAAAATTTTAGATCCATAAATTTTAAAACAGGTTAAGATGTCCTGTAATTCTGTTTCTGTTTCTGTATAAAAACTAATATATGGGTGTTCAATTCTATATTTTACCCCAGGGTTATTAATTATATATTTGTACAAATAGTTGTTTAGTTTGTAATCCACCGGAACGGTATGAAAAGTACGATCCCACGGAAAGGAATTACTACAAGCTATTTGTTGATAAAAATTAAGTTTAGCTATATCACCTTTGACAAAGATATGACGCCTTATGCCTGCAGCTTGTATTTTAACTCTATATAAGTATTTTCCATAAAATCTCTTTTTAGTTTCAACTAAGTTCAAGATTGGGTTTAATGTTTTCAAAAATAATATATCCATTTTCATCTGTACTATTTAAAATATACATATCCAAAATATTTTCTTTTACTAAAAATGTAAATTCTTTATTAAAATCCACGGTAATACTACTATTTGTAATATGGTCAAATAAAATTTTCTTACTTAATGGCACTTTTATAAGTTCATTTATCTTTCTTGCCAAAGGCCTTGCACCCATTTTACTGTCATAACCCTTTTCAATTAAATGATCAATAGCTGCATCTGTTAATTTTACTACAAGTTTTTTATCTTGCAATAAATCATTCATTTCATTAATAAGTTTTTCAACAATAAGTTTAATTGTATCTTTGCCTAGTTTATTAAATTTAACAATACCATCTAACCTATTTCTAAATTCAGGTTTAAAATATTCCTTTACTGCAATATCTTCTTCACCGGTTTTAGAAAGATTAGTGCCAAACCCTATTGTATTGCGTTCATTGTCTGCTGCACCTAAATTACTGGTTAAAACTATAATACTATTTCTGCAATCTGCTTTTTTGCCATTACTACTAGTTACAATGCCCTCATCCATCATGGTTAATAAAATATTACTAACATCTGGATGTGCTTTTTCTATCTCGTCGAAAAGGATAATACAATTTGGATTTTTTTCTATTTCGCTAATCAACAAACCGCCACCTAGATTGCCATCATCATACCCAACATATCCGGGGGGAGCACCTATCAGTTTTGCAACTGAATGGCGCTCTTGGTATTCACTCATATCAAATCTTAATAATTTCATCCCGAGATACTCTGCTAATAGTTTACAAAGTTCTGTTTTACCAGTACCTGTAGGTCCTAAAAATAAGAAACTACCCACTGGTTTATTAATAGCTTTTAAGCCTGCTCTACTAACATAAATTTTGTCTAATACAGAATCAACTGCATTGTCCTGGCCGTATAATTTTGATTTAATTTTAACATCTAGATTAATAATAGTGCTAGTTTGTTCTGCTAAAGTTTCAATGGGCACTTTAACAATTTTACCTATTGTTTCAATAATATGGCTTCTATTTAGTACAAAATGTTCACCTAATACCTTTAATTTTGCTGCTGCAGTGTCAATAAGATCAATAGCTTTGTCTGGTAATTTTTTATCAGTCTGAAATTTTACACTTAGATCTACACTAGCATCTATTGCTTCTTTGGTTATTGTACCATTATGAAAATCTTCAAATTTTTCCTTAAGACCATAAATAATTTCCTTAGCTAGAGAAGGGCTTGGTTCCTCTACAGTAAGCCTATGGAATCTACGCATTAATGCTCGGTCTTTTTCAAAACTTTGAGTATATTCTTCCCAAGTGGTACTAGCAATCACTTTAATTCTACCTTTAGTGAGAGCAGGTTTAATCATATTACCAAAATCAACGCTACTATTACTATTACTGCCTGCCCCTCGCATTTGATGGGCTTCATCTATGAATAAAATACATTTGCCCTTTTTTTGTAAAGCCTTAATAATTTCCTTTAGTTTTTCCTCAAACTCACCACGGTATTTGCTTCCTGCTAATAAACTGCCAATATCTAAATTATAAACCGTATACCCAATTAAATATTTTGGAACATTTTCTTTAATAATATGTAATGCTAGACCTTCTGCTATAGCAGTTTTTCCTACACCTGGATCGCCTACTAACAGCACATTAGATTTGTTGCGTTTAGCCAATACATTTGTAATTTCTTCTAGTTCTAAATCACGGCCAATGACTGGATCGATTTCATTATTTTCTGCTAGTTCATTTAAATTTATGCAAAATTCATCTAAAATTACATCAATTTGTGATTTAGATTTCTTTTTAGTTTGTGATTGGGAATAGTTATTATTCCAAATAGTTAAAATTTTATTTTTTTCTAGTCCATATTTAAGTAAGAAGTATCTGGCATAACTTTTTTCTTCAGTCAAGATGCTTAGATATAGGTCAATTACCTGCATATGTTGGCGGCCGCTGAATAAAACCTGAGTAAATGCTCTGTTAAATACTCTTTCCAAACTATGTGTCTTTTTAGGCACATCAACATTATCACTTACTAATGACTGGTCACTATCCAGATAATCAATTAACTCTTGTTCTAAAGCTGATATATCATATCCTTCATTGATTAAAACATTAGTAAAGCCTTCTTTCTTAACCATAGCCAATAGTAAATGTTCTAAAGTTACATAAGAATGACTTTTTGTAGACGCAAACTCGCTGGCTGCAAGAATAATTTCTTCGATATCTGGGTTAGGCTGTAGCATAAAATTATTTAACCTTGTTCTTTAATCATATTAACTAATTGTTTTTGTTTCTCGTTCAAACTAGGGATTTTTATATCAATAACAATTATAAAGTTTCCTTGTATATCAACTTGAAATCCTGGTAGTCCTTTACCTGGAATTTTAAATTTAGTATTGTTTTGACTACCGGCAGGCACTGTCACAGTATACAGTGTTTTGTCTAAACTTTCAACAGTTATTTCACATCCTATCATAACATCTAATGCATTTATTGGGCATATTTTATATAAATCTAGCCCATGAACTTCTAAATACTCGTTTTTGTAAATACGCACAGTCACTAATAAATCCCCATTTGGTAAAGATGGTATAGAATCTTCCCCCATATTAGGATATTTAATAGTTGTACCTGGAGTTACCCCTTTGGGTATTTTTATACCGTAAGTTTTATTAGCACCACTGGGCATTCTAATATTAATAGTTTTACTTTGATCGGTTAATGTTTCTTCTAAGGATAGATCTAATTCTATTCTCAGGTCATTATTTTTTCTTCTGTTTTGATGGAACGGACGATCACCAAATGGGTTAAACCCAAAATG